TGGAACTGGAGCTGCCGCTGTAATTGATGGCGTATCTTTTGTTGATGCTTCATACAAGCTTGGGGATGCCGTAGACAAATTAACGGCTATCGCCATGCATTCGGCAACCATGGCTGCACTAGCTAAACAAGGTTTGATCGAAACCGTACGTGACGCTGATGGTGTAGTGCTCTATAAAACCTTCATGGATCGCCGTGTGATTGTTGATGATGGTATGCCTGTTGATGGTGATGTATTCACATCCTTCCTCTTTGGCCAAGGCGCAATTGGATTCCAAGATATTGGTGCACCAGTTGGTGTAGAGACTGACCGCGATAGTCTTGCGGGTACTGACATTCTTATTAACCGCCGTCACTTTGTATTGCACCCTCGTGGCATTAAATGGGCAGGTGCGACTGGTATTGCACCTAATAATGCAGGTCTTGCTACAGCTGCAAGCTGGGAACGTGTTTACGATCCAAAACAGATCCGTATTGTGGCATTCAAGCACAAAATCAAATAACTAAAAGGCGGGTAACACCGCCTTATTTTTTGGAGATCCTTCTATGGGACTTTCATCATTTAACCGTGCACGGGAAAGACAACAAATGACTGAAGCTAAAATAAATGAGCTAGAAGATCAACTAGCAACATTGAAAGGTGAATTTATTGCATTCCAGAATAATCCTGAAGCAATGAAAGCACGTATTGCTGATCTTGAATTGGGTGAAGGAAAACAAACGCCAGATGGCGACAACCAGCAAGATCAAGGTAACCAAAACCCTGAAGATAATCAAAACACTGGTGATGACCAAGTGCAGCCTATTAATTATGCCGGACTTAAAGTTGATGAGCTTCGAGCGATGCTAACTGAAAAGGGTATTGCATTTGAATCAGGTGCTAAAAAAGATGAGCTTTTAGCACTTTTGCCAAAGGAATAATCATGAGCTTTATCACTGAACAAGAGGCAATTGAACGTGTAGCAGGCTTTGATGCTTTATCTGCCAGTGATAAAGCTGACTATCTCGAAAAGTCTGAAGCTTATTTGTTAGCACGTAATGTTAAGCCTTTTGAAGAAGTAACTGCTGTCCCTAATGCCCTTAAAACGGCTTCCTATGAAGTTATAAAGGGCATCATGAAGGGAGATATATACCAAGGGCAGGAACAGGCTTTAAAGCGAAAGAAAGTTAAAGCTGATACGGTTGAGACTGAAAAGGAATACCAGGACGGATCAGTAAAACTGAGTGCGAGTGAGCAATATATTCTTGATTTGATCCAACCATATTGCAAACGGAAACGCGTGTTTTTTGTTAGGAAAATCTAATGGGCTTACGTGAGGAAATTCAGGCAGATATTGCCGAAGCATTTGATGAGGATCTAGCTGACGCCGTTCATACATTTACGTGTGAACGGGTAACAAAAACGAATTGGGATCCTAAAACTGAAACTCATGTTGAAGTTAAAGAAAACTATTCTGGTCGTGGCGTTCTGTTTGGCTCATACAGTCAATATGAGGTTCAGAAGCTTGGAGTACTGACCACAGATAAGAAAGCCACCGTGCTTCAAAATGAAGTGACTATGGCTCCAAAAATTGATGATGAATGGGTTACAGCCTTAGGTTCATTCCGAGTCGTTCATATTCAACAAGATCCAGCCAGTACAATCTGGAAATGCCAGTTGAGGAAGGTTTAAATACTTGATCTAATATCCTTCTAAATTAGGGGGATATATGGCTCAAGAAGATTTAAAAGTAAAAATTAAGAAGATCTGGTTTTGGATAGTTATGGGGATAATAGTTTATTTAATTATTTCCTTTTTTCTTAAAAGTTCCTATCCAATTCCTCATTATAAATTTGACTTAACTGTTGCCTATGATGTTTTAAAGGACGCCCTGACTCTTGCAGCAGCCTTTTTAGCACCGATAGCTGCATTTGTACTTTTTAATGACTGGCGAGAAACACATGCAAGAATCACTAATGAAAAAACTAGTATAGAGATAATGGACGCACTTCGCGAAATGAATTCGTTGACCACAAGAGCGTATAGCGAGTTGGCAGTGGATAATGAGGTGGAAAAAAAAGATAGCGAAAAGCTAACTAATTTAAATAGACAATTAAGTTCACTGATTTCAAGGGTTAATAGTGTCGATAAGGATGCTGAAGATTTCAAAGCAAATGTCTATGAAATGCGTATGGTTATCAACGATTGGTGGCATTTTTTAAATATAGCAGCTGATCTCTACTTTGACTATTCTAATAATAAACATGATGAAGAATCGAACAATCATTTATTTGGTGAAATTAATAAATGGGGATCAAATGCAACCAAAAAGGCTATATTGTTTAGTGAAAAACTTCATTCAATTAAACCTCTATTAGTTTAACTACCCACTTCGGTGGGTTTTTTATTAGGATTAATTAGGGAGTTCAAGTGATTAATACTAATTATGTGCCTGAGTGGTACATCTCACCATTCCAACATGTGCAATACACGCTTGCTAGAAATCAGCTTCATATGGACCTGTTATTCGAAGACATGAATAAGGTTGATATGTTCTTGTCTGTTGAAGGTGCAGCGGCACAAGTTGATTTTTATTCTAATGGTGCGTATGCAGTTGTCCAGCTAGGTGACACTTCAGAAAGAAAATTGATAGAGATCTATGGCTTGCTTTTACATGAAGCTGTTCATGTTTGGCAAAAGGTTAAGAAGCTGATGGGAGAAAAAGAGCCTAGTTCAGAATTTGAAGCATATTCAATTCAAGCGATCGCTCAAGATCTTTTTAAAATGTATGAGGAAAGCGAGGTGGAACATGGGATGGAAGGGCAAAAAGCCGACTAGTTTTAGTTTTGAAGTTGAAAAAAAAGCTGAAGATCATGTTAAGAAAATCACCATGGATACAGTGCAATCACTTGTTGTTTCAAGCCCTGTTGATACTGGTGCCTATCGTGCTTCTCACATTGTTTCTGTCGGATCTGGCGACTATGGGGTACGTGGACCTGAAACAAATGCCGTGCAAGATGCCACTAATCAAGCCGTTAAGTTTAAGCTAGGCAATTTAGTCTATATACAGAACAATAAGCCATATGCTGAACGATTAGAAAACGGTTGGTCTGATCAAGCACCTCAAGGTATTTACAACATTACCTTCAACTTTATTTCCCAGAAGTATGGTGGTTAAGATGGCAATGACTTTAGAGCAAACAAGACAAGCTATTATCGATCGTATGCAAAGCTTTACAGGTATTGCCCAGGAAAGAATCCAGTATCCAAATGCACCAGGCTTTAATGTACCAAAGGAAGGCTTGTGGTGTCGTTTAAAGATAGCAGGCGGAGCCAGCTTTACTTCAGGTGTTGCTGATAAACCTTGTACCCGTCGTACTGGTAATATCATGATTCAATGCTTCGATAGACTTCATACTGGAGAAAAAGCTCTGACAGTTCTAAGTGATGCTTTACTCGCGCATTTTGAGTATTACTCATTTGATGATTTAGAGTGTTTGAAGGGTGAATCGATTGATGCTGGGAAAGATGCTGACTTTGTGCAGTATAATGTGATAATCGGATATAAGGTTAATTGAGAAGAAGTAATGCAAGAATTTTATGATGAAATTATTCAAAGTTATGCAAGATATAAAGAAACATATGGGACAGTTGCAGATTCTATTTATATGAATGCTTCAAAATACGCTGAGTTTTATTCTTGGTCATCTAAAACTGGTGAAAATTTAATTGAAATAACTCAGTCTGCTCGAAGTTTGTTTGGTATGCGTATTTATACTCATACTAGTTTTGAATTTGATTTTTTTATTTTAGAAGAAAATGATGTCAAAAATGCGATTCAAAATTCAAACGAAACTATCAATAAATTTAAGCCAATGGACCTCTCAAAAAATGAAGACTCACTAACTCCTTATAATACTATGGAGACAATTCAATTAAAAATACCGGAAAGTATCTTAAATTTCCGAATGGGCACTTAACGTTTATTTATAACTTTAAGTAAGTTACTTATTAACCACCTCATCGGTGGTTTTTTATTTTTACAGGAATCACTTATGAGCAATTTCGTTTTTAAGCGTGGTGACACCTTCAACTTGAATTTGCAGCTCGTCGATACAGATGATGCTTTGCAATATCCTGCCGATGATGTTCGTCGCGCAATTGACCTGACGGGCTATACATTTACCTCTCAAGTAAAAACTGCAGAAGGCATTGCTGTAGCTACTCTAACATGTGCAGCTTTAAGTCAGTCAACTCAGAAAGGATGGCTTAATGTGAAATCGGGTGCTAGTACATCTGCATGGCCATTGGGTTTGGTTCAAATGGATATTAAAGCTGTGGTGAGTGGTACTACACAGCACACTGAAACTTTGACATTTCAGGTAATTGATGGAGTAACCGCATAATGGCAAATCTATTATTTAAGTTCAGTTGGGATCATCGGCCATTCCTGTATAACTCGGCTGAAGGAAAGCGGCAATTCATGCTGCCGTTTGCTTCGGGCATTCCGAATTTAAACCCTCAGCTATCACAGGTTCAGGGTGCTGGCACTGCAGCAGCGGGAACACTTACTACTTCATATCTCGATGATACAGTTGGGCGTGTGCTTCGGGTTGGTGATTTTGGTTTAGGGAAACCTCTTCGAAATACAGATGTTGGAGGGGCTGATCTTAATAATATGACAACTGTGGGTTTCTACGGCAATGACACTTTTGCAAGCGCTACTTTAGCCTTAAATTTCCCTGAAGCGGGAGTTGTTGGGACATTAATGGTATTAAATATTGCTGGTTCCAATAATTACCGGAACCAGATCTATATTTCTGCTTCAAGTGGTCGTATCTGGTATCGCTCAACTGCTGACTTAGCGACATGGACCGCTTGGAAACGTCTAGTAGATGCTAGTTCGGCGGATTATCAACGATTAATAAATAATGGTTTTGCTGCTAACTTTCCATTGAGCAATACTCCTTTATCAACTCTAGATGCACGAGGTAGTTTTATCGGGTTACAGAGCACAGGGGCAAATGCATCTGCTGCAGGCGATTATCCTGGTATTTTTGCTCAATATATTTTGGGATTAAACATTACCAGTGCAACTGAACATGCTGCACAAATCAGTGTCGGGACTTCTTCTGCTTATTTTGGTTTTAGACGACACAGTTATCAGGGGGAATATTCTCCATGGTACGCCTTACGTGGTGAACATAACACCACGGTTGATGGATCAGGATTTATTAAAGCAGCGTCTCCAGTCGTCAAACTTTTCAGTGATTATATTGAGCTAAATACGGATGCTGAAAAACAACCTATTACTTTCGAAAAGCACGGAATTGGTGATTACCTGATTAAGGGATCACTTGGTTTTGCAAAAGAAGGTTGGTATGTCGAAGTGCCGAAAGACGCGAATGGTAATACGGTTGTCGCAGTTGTCTATGAAACGCTAGAGAATGGCGATATTTCCATTAAAACCTACAAGCGTAAGTTTGATATTGAACTGGCTGCAATCGTTGCTGATCTGGAAAATCCTATGGATATTCCTTTCTCTCGCTGGATCGATATTCGCTTACATGAAGAACCTGAGCCAGAACCTGAAGAACCACTGAGTGAAACCCCAGTTGAGTTTCAGCCAACTAACCTTGCGCAAGCTGTAGCAGATGCAATGGCAGGTGTCGAACCTCCAGAAGTCTCCAATTCAGATGAAATTAAATAAGGACCCGCTAATTTAGCGGGTTTTTTTACACCCATTTTTAAAACGACCCGCAGAAGAAGTGGGTTTTTTTATGCCTAAATTTTGGAGAACTATAAATGAGTTCAGGCGCAAAAATTCGATTATATGCTTGTGAAGAAGCAGTACTGGGAACAACTCCGGCAAACCCGATTTGGCAAACGGTTCGCCGTGTATCAGATGGCTTATCAGAAAACGTCTCTACTGAAGAAAGTAGTGAAGTTGTGGATTCACGCTTTCGGCAAGGCGGGGTCGTTACTGAAGCTGAAGTCGCAGGTCAGTTAGAGTTTGAATTGTCGGTAGGGACATTCGATTTATTCTTGAGTGCGCTGGCATTCAATAACTGGGCGGGAAACTCTTTAAGTTTTGGTGGTACCGTACGTAAATCACTAACTCTAGTCAAAGTCTTTGAAGATGTGGGGCAGGTCTTTATTTACCGTGGTGTTCAGGTAAATACGGGTGAAATCACCATTCAGACTACAGGAAAGATAACTGGTAACTTTGGCTTGGTTGGCAGTTCTTTTACTCGTCAGCAAGTAAACCCAGTTGTTAATCCTGTGGCTGCTACAACACGTCCACTAGTCAGCATGCCAAACGTTGAAAACTTACTTGTGAATGGTCAATCTATTCAAGGTAAAGCATGTATGCAATCGTTGACGATTTCGATCAATAACAATCTGGAAGCAATTCGTTGTATTGGCTCAGGTAAATACACACCAGAGTTTTACTTAGAGAAAATGATGGATATCGAAGCGAATGGATCTTTCATGTTCTCCGCTACAGCAGCTGGCTGGATTGATGCTATCAAAACCCGTGATGTATTCACCCTGACCTTCGATATTAAAGACAGCAAAGGTAGCAAATACTCATTCAACTTCCCACAGCTTGAAGTGATGGAAGCCAATCACCCAGATGGTGGCGGTGACGACATTATTACGTTAGATATCAACTTTGCTCAAGTTCGTAAAACCCCAACGATTGTGCGTGCTCTTGTTTAATTCAACTCATTAGCAATCAAAGCCTATGGATTCCCATGGGCTTTTTTATTTCCTAAATTATAGAGGTAGGTATGGCTTTAAAAGTCGGAATTGTTCGAAGCTCAGAAGTATCTAAATGGTGCACGTTTGAAACGGCAGATGGGCAGGCAGAATTTAAAATTCGTGGGATTGGTTATAAACCCTTTCAAGTTGCGCTAGAGAAGGCAGGGAATCAAATTACGTCAAAAGGCTATGATGTAATGGTGAAAGACGTAAACAGCAAGCTCTATCATGAGCTTTTATTAGATGCAGCTGGAGCTCATTTAATTGAAGACTGGAAAGGCGTTGTTTTCGCTGAAGTAGAAGATGGTGAAACAGTCGAAATTGATCAACCTTATACACCAGAAAATGCATCTAAGCTGCTTAACCTTGGCGATATTGGCCTTTTGATCTGGTCATTCGTTAAAGAGCAGGCGCAAAAGATTCAGGAAGAAGCTGACAAGGACAAGGCGACGATTCTGGGAAAGTCATCGAGCTCTATAAATACCAAAAGACCTATGCGTCAAAAACGCCGCACGAAATCGAACAAATCAAGTTCTTAGGTGGACATTTACCAGATCCACCAGAATATTCTTATGCGGCTGACTCAATTCTAGCAGCCTATAGCACGATTATTAGATCTAGACGATATGAGCAGGGTGTACCTTTATCTTTAGACCAACATGCAATCAATGTCTATGCTGAGCATAATGATTTACCTGTTGATTCTCATATCTTTAATGACTGTATTTTTGCTTTAGATAATTTATTTATTGAAGAAGTTCATAAGAAGATTGTTAAATCGAGTAATGGCAAAAATTGACATTTTTTAGTTTTGATTTGTTAAATTCTACTGAAAATCCAGCAGTTGTTACTTTTTCAAAGCTACAAAAGCTTGACAAACGATTTCTATTTCTTATTGACAAAAATGTCATTAATAAATACCATCCTAAATACAAACCCTATTATCAATTGATAACAGGGTGTTTTTGTCTAAGGAGGAAATATAATGAAAAGTACCAATAGAAATTGTGGTCACGTTATTTCCGAGACTAGAGAGAGTCAAAGATCAGCAGCCTCTATTTACAATAGTAATTACAGTACTGCTTATGTAAGTAGTGTCTCTTTCTCACGTGAGGAAATGAATGATGCTTATGCAAAAGCTCGTTCTAATGAGAGACTAAGCTGTGGCACCAGAAAATAAAAACCCTGAATATAACTGGATATATGAGCGATTAGTCGCAGATGAGAATGATCTTATCGGGGCAATCGCTTATATTCTTTATAAGCAACATAAAATTGAATTTATTAAAAAAATTGAAGCAGAATATTCTACAAGTCCAACACCAGATCAGTGGCTTGAGTTTCATAGAACTACCTGTCTTGAATCAAATATTATTAATTATCAGAAACGTGCAGAAGATCTAGTTAGTCAATTTCTTAAAAATATGTTAAGTGAACATGTGGAGCATTTAGAAGCTCAAGCTGATCAGAGAATGGCTGCTAGAGTAGAGCTAATAACTGGATCTTTAAGAGAAAAAATAGCTGAATTAGAAAACTCAATTAATGGTAACCATATTTTGGTTCAAGCAGAAATTACCAATAAGAAAAGTATACTGAATCGATTAGGTGAAGCTTTTCTTAATATCCTCTATGGTTTAGCGATTATCGCTATTATTGGAGGGGTATTTAATGGATACAAATGGGTTTCTAAAATGAATAGTCATGCAGAAAAAGTTTCAGGAATAAATTAACTTTACCTTACTTCAGTAAAACCACCACAGGGTGGTTTTTTTAATATCTGGAATATACTGATAGTGAAATGTAATTATTAAAAACATATAATGTTAACAATGATTTATATTGAAAATTAATATGTTAGAAAAACTTTTTTATACATTGGGGTTATCTATTTCTTTAGCGGTTTTAGTTAGCTGCACTAAACAAGCTGAACATAAAGCACTACCTCCTTCAGTTGAAGCGCAGTTCATGAGTGCGGACCAACAAATAGGGAAGATGCTAGATGCTCTAGAGAATCGAAACGTACCACTGGATCAGAAGCAGGAAATTTTATGCAAGACATATCCTGAAGTCTACAAAAAGCAATATATGCCAGCTCTACTCAAGCTTTCACCGAATCTCTACACAGAGGAAATTCTATTAAGAGATTTTAAGGTGGTGATTAGCTTTTATAAAAAAACTTTTGTCGTTAATTGTGGTTGATTTTTGTCACTTAAGAATCTAATAGTATATAGCTTGCATCAACAAGTGTTCGACAAAATAGATTTAATTTCTTAAAGGTGATAATTTGTGTCAAATCAAACAAAAATCATATTTGGTTCAGTAATTATCATACTGTTTATTGCGGGTTCTAACTATTTTAAAGATTTAAATTTATTAAACTTCGGACAAAAAGCTGGGACCTCAGCCGGAAAAGAGATTAATAGAAACATGAATAATAATTAAACCACCTTCGGGTGGTTTTTTATTGTACTAGCTGTTAAATTTTACTCATTGTTAAAATGGGTATTTCAATGAAAAGATTATTGTTTTTATGTTTATTAGTTGGATTAGCTGGGTGCAAAGAAACGCAAACAGGTTTTGATAAAAACCTTTTCAATACTTCTTATAGCAAATGTGTAGATTATTTAACTAACTCTTTGAAAAGCCCTTCAAGTCTTAAAGTTCGTGAAGCGAATATTTCAGCTAGTACAGCGAACGCCGAAGATATTAATAGCGTATTTGGTGATTTAATTACTAAAAATGGAATCATAGAAGAAAATATAAAAACTGAAAAAGCACGCTTTAGAGAATTGTTAGTAAATATTGATTATGAAGCACAAAACTCTTTTGGCGCATCCATTAGAGGGCTTTATCAATGTAAATACATCACTAGATTGAATAATGCTGAAACTAGTCCAAAGCCTTTAAATATTTATCTATACAAGTTGATTAATGATGGTGAAGACATCAATCTTGGTGTGAATATTCCTATATCTGACTTGAATGGCTCAAATTTCTTTATAAATAGTGATATCAAAAAAATTGTAGGTACAGCCGAAAGTCAATTTAGTGAAACTGATAGCAAACGTTATAAAGAAGTTGAAAGTATAAATGAATATAAACGTCTCGATAATGAAGCTGAAAAGCTTCGACAAAGTTGGGATGAGTCATTTTCTTAATTTATTCAATGTTCCTAACTAAATAGTATTTAAGCTAAATCTTTAACCCGCTACGGCGGGTTTTTTATTGCCTAGAGGAAAGTAAAATGGCACAAGAATCTCGTCTGGTCATTGTTATTGATTCGCAAAATGCTGAACGCAATGCACGAAATCTAGGTAATGAGCTTGATAGCATTGAACGTAAAGGAGATTATGCTTCTAAGTCAATGGATGGCTTATCTGTAGCTACCCGTCAGCTTGCAGGATATATGGCTGGATTGATTACTGTTAGTGCTGCAATCTCTAAGATGGATACATACACAGGACTTCAAAACCGTCTTAAATTAGTGACTAATAACCAAGTAGAGCTAAATAAAGCAACTGAAGATACGTTCCGAATTGCTCAAAAGACATATTCTGCTTGGGATTCAGTTTTACAGGTGTACCAGCGCTTTAGTGATAATGCCAAGACATTAAATCTTACGATGGAAGATACTGCCCGATTAACTGAAACCGTATCAAAAGCTGTGGCTATTAGTGGAGCAAGTGCGGAGGCCGCTGATGCAGCATTAGTACAGTTCGGACAAGCTCTTGCCAGTGGTACATTACGTGGTGAAGAACTGAATTCTGTAATGGAGCAAACCCCTGCTTTAGCAAAAGCTATTGCACAAGGCATGGGTATTACAGTGGGGCAATTACGTTCAGTAGCCGCAGAAGGAAAGATTACTTCAAAAGAAATCGTTAAGGCCCTTAATAATGTCCAAGACGATGTTGATGCGCTGTTTGCTAAAACTGATATCACAATTGGTCAATCACTCACACTTTTAAATAACGAAATTACTAAGTTTGTGGGTGAGGCTGGTAAAGGTAGTGGGGCCGCACAGGTATTAGCTGGATCAGTTCAAACTCTTGCAAGTAATTTAGATTTAATTGCAGATGGGGCATTGGTAGTTGGTATTGGGTATATCACTCATGCAATTTTAATGAAGAGCGCAGCAGTTAAGGATGGAATAACATCGACTTTAGCTAGCCGCCAAGCATCAGTATTAAACGCTCAAGCTGAATATGCAGAAGCTACAGCTACCTTGAATGCGGCTAAAGCGCATCTCGCGAATGTCCGAGCCACAAACGCAGAAACCCAAGCTAAATTTGGTGCAACTGCGGCAGCTACACGTTATGCACAGGCACAAGCAGCAGTAACTGCTGCTACAAATGCACAAACCGCTGCTCAATCAAGACTCTCAGCAGCTTCTTCTTTGGTTGGCAGTATTGGCAGTCGAGCATTAGGACTTATCGGCGGTCCAATTGGCGCAATTACCCTAGGTGTATCCGCTCTGGCTGCAACATATACTTATTTTAAAGGTAAGGCAGAAGAAGCGAATAGAACACTTGCTGAACAAGCCGAAGTGGCTAACCGTACTGCTGAAGAATTAAAAGGGTTAAAAGGTGAGGCAAAAACCAAAGCTATTAATGACTTAACAACGGCCTTTAAAGCTCAAAATGAGGAGTTGAAAAAAACAGAATTGGCCGTTGGTTCAGCCTTAATTGATATTCAAAACTTCGGTAAAGGCAATGTTGAACTTACAAGGATTTCTAATGAAGCTCGATTGGGCACAATTAGCTACAAGGAGGCTATGGAGCAACTTGCTAAACAGAAGTTACCCCCAAGCTTAAGAGATGCATTAAAGGAGCAAATCGACAAATACAATGAGGCTTATGAAAAGGCTGATAAGACGAAAACAGCCATTAAATTGTTTGGTATCGAAGTTACCTTAACGGGTAATAAAGCCCAAAATGCAGCAATTGAGCAACAGAAGCATGCTGATGCTATCAAGAATACAAAACAGGCTGCAGATGAGGCTCAAAAGTCCTTACAGAAATTGTATGCAGATAAATTGTGGGATACGCAATTTGTCGAGATAGTAATGAAAAAGGGTTTTTCTGAGTCTCAGGCTAATGATTTATTGAAGCTTTATAAAGATTCATTAGCTAAGGGTCTTAAGGCAGCAGACCGAGAGGCTATGAAAGCATTAACGGATACTTGGAAAGCAGAAGAATCAATCAAAGCCATCACGGATGCTAGAACTGATTCTATACGGGAGCAAAACAAGGAGCTTAAAAATCAGCAAAAAGTACTAAATGTAAATGCGAAAGTCCTAGCAAATGCTTCAAAATTCGGCTTTGCAGATCTAGAGTCTAAATACAAACTCCCATCAGGAACATTATCCGCGATTCATATGATCGAATCTCGAGGTAATGCAAAAGCCTATAACAAAGAAACCGGGGCCACTGGTGGATTTCAGTTTCTCGAAGGTACTGCCAAGCAATATGGCATAAAAGACCGCACTGATTTAGCACAGTCTGCTGAAGGTGCGGCTAAGTACATGTCTTATCTTTTGAAGCTTTTTAAAGGTGATTTAGAAAAGGCTGTACGTGCATACCATGCAGGTGAAGGCAATGTAATGAAGGGTAAAGGTATTGGTAAAAATAATAATCAATACTGGAAAGACTATCAAAGTTACATGGCTGGTATTAATGGCTATTCTGCTGGTGATATTTCATCAAAAGACTTTGATAAGCTTATTCAAGATACCACTAAAATGGCCGAGGAGCAGGCAAAACTTCGCCTTCAATTAGAAAATGAGGTTGCTAATCAAGTAAAAAAGATTAGGAATGATCTGGCCAAAAAACTTGAGGATGTTGATAAAGCTAACTTTAGCCCGGAACGTAAGGCTGAAATAAAAGCAGAACTTCAAGCACGTGCAGATAATGATATTGCTATTGCTGAGCAAGCTACAAAGACTAAGTTTGATTCATTCCGTGATTTCACCAAGTCGGAAGAGCAGCTTTTAAAGGACAGTTTTGCAAAACGTCAATTTGAAGCCGAACACGACTTAGAGATGACAAAAGAACAGCGTAAAGAAGCTGTTAATTTGTTAGCTCAACAGTTGCAACAAGAATTAGGTTTACTAAAACTTGCTCAAGAGCAACGTTTGTTTCAAGCTAAATTATTCTTGCTTTCAGAAACTGAGGCAATGCAAGAACGCTACCGATTGGAGCGAGAAGAAATTGCTAAAACAGTAAAAGATGAGGAGGAAAAACGTAAGCGACTGGCATTATCACGTGATCAAGAACGATTAGAAGCACTTGATCGTGCAGCAAAAGCTGGTCAAGCATGGGGTGGTATTCAAGCTGATATGAATGGCAGTGGTGAGTTCTATAGACTAGATCAAGAACGATCTAGCCGCCTAAGTGCCGCGACAAATCTACTTGATAGTCAGCAAGGTGTGGTTAATTTAAATGAACAAAATTCTATTGAGGCTTTAAATGCACAATTTGAGCAACAGCTTATAAGTCAGCAGGATTACGAAAACCAGAAAACTGCGATCATTCAAGCTGCTCAAGAGCAACGGAATCAAATTTACAGTGATTATGCTCAGAACGTTAAGGACGTTGAAGACAAGTATCAACAAGATCGATTAAACGCTCAGATTGCCCTTGGTGGACAAATGATGGGTTCAGTCACTTCGATGTTTGGTTCAATGTTTGGTGAACAGTCCAAAGCCTATAAGCTCATGTTTGCTGCAGATAAAGCTTATGCAATTGCAGCTGCAGGTATTGCCATCCAGCAAAATATCGCAGCTGCTTCAAAAGCTGGTTTCCCTTATAACTTGCCTTTGATTGCTGGAGCCGTTGCACAAGGTGCTAGCATTATTGCTAACATCAGGGCAATTAAAGATCAAGGCTTTGCGGACGGTGGTTTCACTGGTCGAGGTGGGAAATATGAAGTTGCCGGTGCTGTGCACAAAGGCGAGATCGTATGGTCCCAAGAAGATATTAAACGCTGGGGTGGTGTTGGCTTAGTTGAGAAAATGCGTAAGAGCTCAGGCCCTGAAGCATTCCTCAACAATAATGCTTCAGCTGATAATATCATGCGCCGTGCAATGATGAGCTCTAATGCTTTTATAGAAAGCCAAAAGCAATCTGACATCTTCAATCAACCGGTTCAAGATGGCCAGATTATTTATAAGGGTAATAGTCGTGTACCTACTGCTTCTTCAGCAAGCTCTGATCTATTCCACGACGGAAAAGTTTACTTCTCTTCAAATGGTTTAGTTCAGGATCGCTCAAATCTTGATGAC